TAACATGTTCAGTAAGATATCCTTCCTTATATAGATTTTCTACTGTTGGAGGTGTGTCGACATTCTTATCAATCATAAAAGGGTATATCGGTTTAAAATATTTCAAATTTCAAAATATGTTGTAATAATCAAAGTTTTATGTCGTGGTTTAGTAAAACTAATAATAGAAAATATCATATTTAAAAATGAGTTTTTGACGAATTTTTGACGTAAACAAAAAATAAGGGCCTTAATCTAGAAAATCATCATTTCTTGGACTAAGGCCCTTTTAAGTCTAAAAAATCGCTAAATATTAGACTAATCGAGTTCTGTCAATCTAAATAAAATTCCGTTCCTAAAAATCATTTCACATCGATGGTTGTTTTCATCAACTAATGTTGCCTCAAATAACCCCTCTTGCGGAACTTGAATATCTTCTGCGAAATTGTAAGTCTTACCATTAATTTCAAATGTCTTTGCCATATTATCACCTCAACTTAAAAATGCACCGCCAATATCTATGTTGTACGCATTAATTATTTTCTTGCGTAATTGCTTAAATTCTTTGCCGTGTCCTTTAAAATGACACTCAATAGTGGCGTGTGCTAACTCATGATAGATTGTATTTAATTCAATATCTTTATCGTGATTATCCTTGCTTAACTCAATCAAGCAAGAGTCATCATTATACCAATATGTTATGCCTAATAGCTTTTTACTTCTTCCGATGTATTTATGTATCAACAAATCAGGTTTAAAAGAATACCCCAATGCCTCGATATCGGCTATTGCTTTTAAAAATATATCAGCATACGGCATCATATCGTCATCAAGATATAGTGTACTCATAATGTTTTCTTCCAATAATAAACTATTAGTTGACTGTTGCAAACCGTGCAGCTCGGAGATAATTGGATCACCATTCCTTTACTGTATATAGAACGCTGCCACCTTCAAAATGTTGTCCGTCAAAGTGCGCTAATACTTCAACTTTGCCTGCTTGATAGCCAATAGTCTCATAGGCTTTACTATCTAATACCGTCACACCAGCTTTAATCTTATGTGCTTTGTTTAGGTTAATTTTATAAACGTCTACCTTTTGCTGGTCTGTATTAGCAACAACAGCAGTCCTATCTGACTTTTCTGTTGCTGCTTTAGGTAATGCCGGGTCCTCATGTTTGATAGCCTGTTGTGTTTGTTTGGCCGCCTGTTCTATGGTAGGAGCCTGCACATAATACGTGGCTACAGGTTGAGCAGTTTCCATCTTGGAAACAACTTGTTTAGCTTCATCTTTGGTAATGTGAATAGCATTAGCTAATTTGACAGGATCCTTTACTTGTTCCTGTTTTAGCAACACCGGCTTTTTGACTTGATATGAATTATATATAGACACCCCTACAATAGCTAAAATAATTAAAATTAGCCCCCCTATGAGGATTTTATGTCGTTTTAGGTAAAACAATACCTTGAAAGTCCAAAGGCTCATTATAGACCCCTTTCTTGCATTTCTTGTGAAAACATTTCTAACGCTTGCGCTTTTTCTGCATCGAACCGTTCAACAAGATTTTCACGTAACCAATCTGGATTACCATCATAGTTCCATGGATGCAATTTGCGCTGTTCATATACCCCATTAATTAAATCCCAATCGAATTTAATGTCGTTTACATAAGATAAGTTCCAATCAGGCTCCCAACCCGGAACATATTGCATGGCCTCTTTAAAAAGATTAACAACTTCACCAGGACCATATTGAACAGCAGCGGAAAATACAACATCACGTAATGCTCGACTATGGATATTAACATCAAACAATTGATTAGATAGCTCGCTACACGCCACATCATAATAAGCATATTTGATGTAATCATGCTGCATTGCCATAAATCCATTAGGGTCTATGGTTCCCAGTTCTTGCCATTTACTAATGAACTCATCGGAGTTAATAGGCCCTGCACTTTGAAGGGCTCTTGCATAATCTTTGTAAAAACCATCTTCTTGTCGCAAGCCCCAACCAAGGAATGCATCCACACTCCCGCAATTGCTTGCTAACTGATAAGCACCATACGAAATACCCCCAAGGTCCCCCTCACCTGTAGATACAATAGCCGGGTCTCCATTGCTTTCATACACAGCACTTAATTTTCCTAGTTCCATTTGTTTTGCTCCTTCCTATTTGATTCACGTCCTCCTAAATAGCCAACGAGTCCAGAGGAAATGCTCATGGCCAATTCGTTATAACCATAAAGGACGGCCATTATATTGACCGCCCCTAGGATGAGGATTGTTAACACCTCACGAATACTAATTTTTTCAATCATTTAATCGCCTCTTTTACAGATTTAATGAATGCTATTAACTGTTTGACTAATCCAATTGCACGTTTAAACCACCTCGATTCCACTAACTCCAGTTCAATCATATTTTCAACACAGGATGCTAACTCAATTACAATAGGAATGAGGTACATCCCTGTGCTTAAAAACGTATCTAGCCGTCCTAAAAAGATAAATTCCACATCTGGCAAGGTTAACAGAATGAACGACAATACAAATAACCAAGGATATGATTTAACCAGTTTCTTTGTCATATCGGCTCGCAACTTATTACTGACTAGGAACCTATGTTTCTTGCCGTTGATTTCAACATATCCCCATCCACGCCAAAGAATGGCCAGTATAGTATTGGCCACCGTACATGGTCTATTCGTTGCGATATTAAAATTGCGCACCTCAACCAAGATGCGCAATATCGTATCAACAAATACCAATATCAAAGTACAAAATATAGCTAATGATATTTGTACAAGTTCATGTTCATTTAATCCCACCATAATAGGTGGTGGCGGAGCGAAGATTTCAATCATATATTCCCTGTCCTTTCAATAATTAACCTATTTAAATGTTTGCTAAAATTTTTTTGTATTGAAATTTGATTGTCTATATTGAAAGTTATTTTAATCAAATTAAGTGGCACTCTTTTAGTTGTTATAGTAATTTCAATATTTTTGGAGTTAGGGATTATTAATTCCCTCTCTGCTGCATCAGATGCGTCCATAAAAACACGATACTTTCCTTTTGGTAAATATACGTACCATTTATTAAACGATTCAACATTACGTGCTTCCCATTTCCATGTATTGAATGTAATTGGGTCATATTGAACATATCCTCTATCACCATTTGGTTTAACCACATTTAAAGGCGTTACATTCCCAGAAACCCTTGCATATAAATCCTGTCCATTAAAACGGACACGGATGTAATTACCACCCGTGTCCTGTACGTTTTCTGTTAAATTGTATGTTTGTATTTGCCCATTAGGCGTCTTGGTTTTGATAACTGCCATTATTCCACCCACAATTCTGCACCATTTGCGAATGTAATTCTGTTTTGTTGCCGTTCGCCATACATCTTATGCCAACCAGTATTAGAACCATTGGAAATACCGCCGTAATACAGGCCATCAGAACCATTATCAATCAATAATAATCTACCTTGCCATTGCTCAGAATTACCAAACTCCATAACAACGCCATTATTAGGTGCATTAAGCGCACCTTGTTTAACTTCTCTAAATACAATGCACCCCAATGAAGATGGGTCTTTTGTATAATCTGAGTTAGTATTCATTCGATAACTCATAAAACCATTAGAAGTAATAGAACCAGTAATACTTGTATTTCCGTTTTTCTTAACATATGAACTATCTGCCGTAGTTTTAGATAAAACTGTTCCAGTGTCTGACATATCATCTTCTGTTAGAACTCTGAATGTTTTATTTTTGTTAGCATCGTAATAGCCAAGCGATGTACCTAGAAATACAGTCCGGTTATCGCTCATGCCAAATTCCATGCTATTACCAGTAGACATCTTAACAGCATGATGAGCGCTTCCTTTAGTATCTGTCACTTGCACAGATGTATTATTTGGCATGATGATTGGGCCTTTCATCTTGCCACCGCTTAATCCTAAATAATCAAGGTTTTTCAATCGCTGCATATTGATTGAGTTTTCAAAGTCGTAATTTGGGTCACCTACATAAATATCAACTTGGTGACGTTTGTTAGGCTTTTGAGTAAGCACAGCAAAATAGAACTTGCCATTGTAATACGCAATATCTTCGATTTCTGTTTCACGGTTAATTTCAATAATCTGTTTAACCGTCCCAAACGGAGTACATTCAACAAGACTTCCTAGTGTTGCTGACATAATAGCTCCATTGAGCATGAAGGCGCCATTATTATTCATGTCCGGATAGATATAATCTACTTGATAGCTTTTTAGTTTTTTAAATTCATCATTATACAAATTGATAGTTCGCACTCGTTGATTGCCAGCAATAGGGACAATGGACACATAGGTTCTTGTAATTGGATCATAATCAATGTTGAATACTTTTTCTTGCAATGTGACAGTGTTTTCGATTGCCATAGTATCTGCATTAATAACAGTTATATTATTTCCGTTTTTTAGCCCATTTGCGATGTAAATCTTATTGGTAAAGCGATTGTACGTCATAGTATTACAATGCCCTAGACGCTCAGAATCCGTAAATTTATAAGTACCTACTTTTTCAAAGGTGTCAGGATTGAGTTCATAAAGAATTTGATTAGTACCTTCACCATTGATACAAGCCAGTACAAATACATTCTTTTTAGAATTGTAAGTAAATCCTTGGCATTGGTTAACTTCTGTATCATACGTAATGTTTTTCACGAATGCTATGTTGGATGCACCTTTTAACATTGGTGTTTCTGTAGGATAATACGGCTTGATGTTGGTATATACACCCATATCCATGACTGAACCTACTGTATTAAAGGTTAAGTGTTCAGTTAGTTTGTATTGCCCGTTTGGTACTAACAAAATTTTATTAGCCAAATTATCATTAGCACGTTTAAATGCAGCAGTATCATCGGTGACGCCGTCGCCAACTGCTCCAAAGTCTTTAACCGACACAATACCATTTAGCGATTCTTTTCCAATGTATTTAGCATCAGCTTCAGATTTTGTTACAATTCCTTTGCCACCGGGTATTGCTATTTCTTCAGCTTTAGCAGCTGCTACCTCTGCACGTTTGGCTGCGTCTTCCGCTTTCTTGGCATTACCTACACTTGCGATTTGCTTGTTGTTAATGTCGGTCTTAATGGCATCAGCTTTTGTAACTAAATCATTGATATTTTTCTTATCATTTTCTGTTTGTGCCGCATAGGCCTTTGTATTATCTGCAAGTACTTGGGTTTTCTCAAATGTATCAGCAATTTGGATAAGAGCCGTATTTGCAGTCGCCAATTTATCATCAACTGTTTGAGATAATGCATTAATATTATCATTAATGGCTGTTAGCTTAGTTGCATTGTCTTGTACTTCGCTTGCTTTACTCTCTGCAGTTAATGCAGCTGCAATTGCTTTTTTAGCCGCCTCTGCAGAATTATCAACAATATCACGTGCAACTTGATTTGGGTCTTCATCAGCGCTTACACGAATTTGCAACGTACGATCTAATTGTTCTTTTAATTCTTGTAGAATCAAAATAACCTTATCGCCCATACCTTCAATATGATTGTAGGGCCACTTATTGGCTAATTCTGTAGTTTGTGAAATTGGAGTACGTCTGATTAAAATAACCTTATGAGTTGCCGGCAATGGCTCACCAATACTTGGATATGTTAAGGTTTTATTTTGAGCATCATAAAGAATATTCCCTGTTTGCTCTGTTTGCCGTCCGTCTCCATCAACTAGAATAAGGTTAATGTCTTTAATATTATTAAAGTCATACGGCCAAATAAAGGTCTTATTCTGTCCATCACATTGGTATTGAACTGTTGGATTGCTGACTTGTGGAATCACAATATCCCGCCTTTCTTTGCATATAAAGAGGACTACCTAAAACTAGGTAGTCCTTACTTTTATTGTTTCTTTTTCTTTTCTTTTTTAGTCTTTAAACGCTTGTCTAACAGAATAGACATGAATACATCTTCGATTTGAGCGTCTGTATCCGTTACTCCTACACGTAATAACGTCCAGAAGGCGTCGGTCACAGTATCGCTAAAACCAGTTACACGGTTTGAAACTTGGCTGAGCGAACGACCTACATCTACAAAATCCTTATTGTCACTAGAAATGGCTTGTCCTGTATCCCATAATTTTTCAAAGATACTTAATCCCATTACGGTATTACCTTTATTGTATGGACGTTCTCCTAAAATAAATTTCATACCCATAGTGGCTATATCTCTTACTAATGGAATCCCCATAGTTCCTTGTTGTACAAATTCTTCGGCAAAAGACTTGGCGATAGATTCCGGATCATCATCGTCACCATTTGTCATGGCTTTATAAATTACCATGCCAATTGCTTGTGAAAATACAGACCACCATAGCATTCGTGCAAATTGGGTCCAGTCACCCTTATCTTTTCCTGCATACCACCCTTCAGCAATAATGTTGTATAGGGTGTTTGCGTATGAATAAAATGGAACAAATAGCTGCGTTAATGGATTCCTTGCTCGTTGAATAGCTGCAGCGTCTTTAGTATCGCCACTTCCGAAAATATCTCGTATTGCTCGGTCACCTGCTTCAATTGCTTGTTGGTTAATCCACTCAGTACTTAACCCTTCTTTGGATTGGAGTTCAGCAACCTTTTGATCATAAGCAAATTTCCATACTGGGATTGATAATGCAAAGTCTGTTTCTGTGAGCAACCGGAATCCCATGTTATTAATTTCGTCACGGATTTCAGCGCCTTTTTCAAACTTGTACCCGCCGATATTCTTGTCATTAATGCGGAGCCCCTTTCCTTGGATAGTTAATCCTTTTTTGAGGTCTTTATCTAAAGTTTGAATACGTTCTCTCATGAATATGGACTGCTCTAACACAAAATCACGGGTATTATTGTAAGTTTCTGTACCATGGCCATAGAAACCTACACCTGCATGATTAATAGCTTGAAGTACATTACCGGCACCAATACGATATACGGCAACAGGAATATTTAAAGTATTCTGAATAGCAACTGATACACGTCCGGCCATAATAGCCATTGATGTATTCCGTTTTAGTGTCGTTACAATCTTACCAAATGCATCAAGTTTAGCCGCTTCATCCTTCCAATTATCACGAACCCAAGTCCGCAAGAATTGATAGGAATTCATTCCAAATTTTTCAACAATATAGTTTTGAAATTCTCTATTGGCTACTAATCGATTTACATCAGTCACAGCTTTACGCATAGTTATATGATTAATTGATTCGGTAATAGCATTAGGAATAACGTCAAAATCAAGCAATAAAGATTTATCCTTAACTACATCTAAACGGCTTTTAGTAGCGCTCATGCCGGTTCCTAATATCGCATTACTACTAACCATAGTTTTTGCTATATCTTCTACTTCCTTATCAGATATACTTGCATTGACTTCCGGATTATATACAATCGGATAATACTGACCAATGATAGTTCTACCACCAATGGTAAATGTGATACCTTCTTCCTTCTTTAATGGGTTTCCGTAAAGTTCCTCTTGAACTTTGCTACGTTCAGTAAAGAATGAGTTAATGTGGTCCCATGTCCGAATAATAAATTCCCAATCTTTATCGGTAAGGATTTCTTGAAAGGCTTTTTCCATTTCAACTTCAGTTACCTTGGCCGTTTCCATTGCCCGTTGTCGGTTGCGTTCTGTCCCCCAATTCAAAGCTAATGCAATGACTTGCTCTTTGGTTAGATTCCGCAATTCCCCAACATCGTACATATGCTTATTCCGAATGTTGAATAATTCACGTTTGCCATATACAGAGGATACATCTTTAGCTAATCGCCGCATGGATACTTCCTTGCGTTCATTGAACGCTTGCGTTGCTCTATTGATTGGGTCATAAATATATTTCACCGCATTAGGCCCTAATCGTCGTAAGAATGTTTCAACCTTGAGCAAAGATAAATTACCTTTATTAATAAGTCCTGCAACGGCTTCCAAACCAGTTTGATTATTTTGTGCATTAAATACATTCCCATTAACTTTGCCAAATGTATCGATTGCTTCCGTTAATATGCCATCTACTGCATCATCAAATGTAATCGATTCACCTTTATCATTAAGGATAGTCGAGCCTTCATAAGCATTGCGGCCGTTCTTATACATACCTGTCATTAATTCTTCCAGTGTATTCAACTGACTCACTGTAAGATTTTTAAATGACATAGGTCTTTTACCATAGAATAGCTGCACAATCCATGGGTCAAGGAATGTAATGCTTTGGTCTCCTAGAATATCCGCATCAGGATCTAATGCATTAATTACCGCATTCATATCAAAACCATCTACTGGTTCTAACCCATCATATTTAGTTAACCACATTTGATATGCCATGTGTGCGTAGAAGTAACGCATATTAGGTTCAATAGTAATAGGATTTTTAGGGCGTGTCATCCTATTTAGATTATCAAGTAACTTAGTTCGTAACTTCTTAATGCGGAGTGCATTGTCAAACGCAACACGAGCTCTCGCTTGATTTAAAAGTTGTAACTGTTTTGCTTGTAGTGCCTCTTCCAGTTTATTGACTGCCAATGCCCTATCAGCACGCTTACCTTCACGAATAGCTTGGTTTTGATACTTCTTATACTGGCTAGCTTGAGATAAGGTCAAATCGCCCAATTCCTGTTTAGCACGGTTCATATAGTCACTGATTACACCTATTCCACTATCTCGAATAGCACGTACGTTATCAATGCGGTCTTGAAGTAAGTCTTTTAATTGTTCGATACGTTCTTGTGAGTTTAATGATTGATTGTCTAATCTCATTAACATACGCTCTTCTAATCGCTCTTTTTGTTCGATTATCCTATCAAGTCGATTAGTAACAATTGTCAGACGTTTACTTAACTCATTCTTCTCATCTTTAAGTTCAGCTTGATTTTTACTTGTTTGTTCTTGTAATTCTTTTTGTTGTTCTTTTAGTCGCTCGATTTCATCATTAGCTTTATCCAACTCTTTAGAAACAGAACCCAGCTCTTTATCAACCTTTGCTTTTTCTTTACGAAGTTTTTGCTCTTTTGTTAACTCTTTTTCGATTATTTCTAACTCAGATTCGATTGTTTCTGAATTAGGGTCAAGTCGATTTAACTTATCGAGTAGTTCCCAATTCTTCGCAAGGTCACGATTGGTTTGTGACTTAATGATTTTAGCTTCCTCTTCAGTCAATTTCATTTGACCGTCTGAAGATAACAACCACTCTTCGGCAATTTCTATATTAGATTTACCAATATGGTTATCTTCAATGAATGTCTGCTCTGCAGATTCCATAGCCTGATTAACAGCTTCATTAAATGTAAACCCTGTTTGCTCACGTTCAGCAGCTTCTAATTCTTTTAACGTACTGTATCTAGTATTGGCCAATGCATTTTTACCGAATGCATTATAGCGTTGATGGTCTTTGTATATTGGGTACTGTTCCATTAATCGCTTTTCAATATCAGCTTGAATAGAATCTTTTTCATCGTTCCATTCTTTGATTGGACGACTTTCTAATTCTTTCATATACCGCTTCATTACACGTTCTTTCGCCATTTCCCCGACGTCGGCAATATGGCTTTGAACCTTTGCTTGTTCAGCTTCATTGAGCTGTTTAAACAACTTGCTAGATTCAAATTGTTCAAGTGCCTGTTCTTTTGTATAGGCATCTATATCTTCTTGAGTAGCGATCATGCGTGCCATAATGTCTTGGATTTCCTTAGGTGGTAATCCGCCTAGTCGTGTCACTGCGCGATAGATACGGGTTAGCCATTTAGAGAACATTCGGAATACACGTTGCAATCCTTTAGTAGGTGCTTTACCTTCACGTAAATAAGCTTCCCATCCACGAGCAAATTTTTCATGTGCTTTAGTATTATCAGCACCTTGCGCATCGTCCCATTCAGACCACTCTTTCAACTTGTTCCAATCCGTTACAAGTTGCTCAGGAGCGTTTTCCATTTCAGCTAGGTTCTTAATATCATCAAAAAATACGTGTCCCATTTCATGTAGGAATGTTGACCGGTCAGCCGTTTTGAAGATTTGAATAAGGCGGTCAGTAGGACTATTAATTTGCGTCATACCGTTGATAGATTGATTGTACTTTTCAATTACTTTGATTGCCTTATCATCGAATACTACATAGCATCGTCCGTCTTGTTCGCCATCATAGTATATACCTTTTATACCGATACTATTTAAAAATTCACTAGCTTTTTTAGCATTTTTCACGTTATGAAGATTAAAATGTTCATCATTACCAAGTGCATGAGATAAAAACGAATACAACTGTTTACCAGCAATATTGGTTTTCTCTAATGCACCATATACATCAGTCTTAACATTCGAGATAGCTTTTTCTTCACGTTCTCGTTCTAACTGTTTTTCTTTCTCGTATTGTGAATATAGATCATATCTAAACTTTTTATACACAGCTTCCAATAAATCTTCATTACCAGCTATGGTATCAATATTTTCATCTATACCTACTGACTTCAAAAATCTATCAATATTTCTTTTTTGAATTTTATTGATGTCATTTATTGTTTTATTTTTGTTATGTAGTTCAGATATTATGTACCCTACATCCATAAATCGTGTGTATTTATTTGTCCATTCATCACCAATAATAGACCCTTTGTGATATTTAATTAATAGACTTGTAAAACGTTCCAGTTGTTCTTCTGACATTTTATGTAATCCGTTTTTCAAGCTATCTCTTACATATCGACTATATCCAGAAATAGGATATTCCTCTGGTAATAACTCTGTTTCATTTGGTATTTCTACTTTAAATAAACTGCTTTTGTTAGAACCTTGTGCTTTACTCAATACCTCTTTATATAGTTTGGATACTTTTTTATTTTTGGCAAAATATAAGCCCCAACCATGTGCTTGATTGCCCTCACCACTACCGATAGCACCTAAATCAAACTCATCAAAATCATGTGGTGAACCATGCCATGCAGCTTGATAGTATTGATAATTATGTTGTTTGCGTAGCTTGTCTAAATCTTTTTCGTTTGGTATACTTACATTAAAGAAGTCACTAATGTGGTATTTCGCTTGGGGCAATGAGAGCCCCTCTGCCAGATACCAATTAGTGACTTTTTGTTCGTTTATATATAACGGCGTACCAAACTCAGGATTTTCCAAGTAATCTTGATACCATTTATTCTCTACCGTATCTTTTGTATACACACTATTAACCAAGCTATACACAATCGTGTTATTACGCTTGGTTTTATTTAATTGCATTGGAATTACAACATTTAAGCCGTTATCTGCTTTCATTTCCGCCATAACCACAATACTATCTTTTACCGTACTTGATTTAAAAATGGCAACAGGGTCAACTAATGCAAAAGGAAGTTGTTCCAATTCGTTTAGCGTAATTTCCGGGTGCTTTTCTTGTATATCCGCAATTTTAGATTGTTTAATTACAACGTCGTAGTCAAGACCTCCAATCATTTGTAATACTAATGGTGTGTCCATTATCTTAACAAATGCATTGGATTTAGGATTATATTCTTTTAATGTGTGAACCCATTCCGCTTGGTCTTTTGCCAATTTGACATCGCTTTGTTTAACTTGATTTAATCCTTTTTGCCCTTTTAGTTCGCCTTTCATATCAATACGAACAGTATTAAAATAATCCATAGCCGTATAGTTACCACGTCCGGCACGTCGCATAATATCTGCCATAACATCAGCATGTTGTGCCATAAGTAAGGCATTAGCTTCCGCCGTATCACGTTGTTTACGGTCAACACTCGCATCGCTCATTATTGACTTTAAGGACTGATACACTTCATACCCGGATTTAGATAGTTGCATACGTAAAGCGATATCATTATCTGCAAGTTCAAACAGCTTATCTCGCATAAATTCTAGCGACTCAATCTGTTTAAGTGTATGTTCCATATCAGCATAATGGGCACCCGCTTGATTAAGTGCTTCCGGATTATCCGCTAATGCATTTTGCGTACGAGCAAGGCTAGATTGATATGCCATTCGTCTGCGTTCCGAATTAGAACGTGGCGGTTTGCTTTCGCCTAGCCATGTAGGATTTACACCGCTAGTACGTGCCGTTTCTAAATCGGTATCCATAGCATCAAAATCACTTGTATATTGTTCTCGGTATTGCTCGGTTAATTCCTTGTACACATTGTTAAATGTTTGTTTAATGTGTGTCGGATCCGCAAGAACTATATCAAGCATTTCCTTATCTACATCAGATACTTCATCAAAGTAGGAACGAATAATATCATTCTTTACACGCTCTGCACGTTTCTCAGTATCATCTTTAACAAGGTCTTTCATAGCGTGTACTTCTTCTTTTGCACGTTCAAGTGTTTTCATGGAAAGACCGCCACGTGTAAAGTAAGAGGATTCTTCCAATGCCTTAACTGTTTCTTCAGATAAGCCTCCACTTAATTGTGCATAAGAGCCAATAGGTATTTCAATAGGAGCATCAGCCGTAATCGCCTTAGATACATCCTCTTGTGTTACCAATCCTGCATCTACCATATTACGAATAGCCGCTTGCCCTTCTTCGGTTTCAGCCATTTCATTTACATTAACGTATGCAGTAGACACGCCTATATTATCACCCTGAGCTTGTACAATTTTTCCGTAGAGCTCAGGGTTTTCTTTTGCCAAATTATTAGCCGCAGCATCGTTTTTAAGGTTCTGCATAATAACATGACCATTGCGATTCTGCTCTTCCATCACAGCCATATGTTGTTCTTCAGGTGATAACTTTTGGAAGTCTTTAAAAGCCTTCATGGTACGAACACCGCTAATGCCGCCACCAATCATGCCAAGCCCTACTACCGCTGGTAATGCTTGCCACATAGCTTCACCAGCACCAACAAACATATCACCTGCAGAATATGGACCCTCTTGATCATTCGATTTACGCCATAGGTTATGTTGTAATTTTTCGTTGACGTCTTGTAAACCTTCCTCAAATAACTCTGGAGCGCCAGCCTTAATGGAAGTCTTGGCAACTTGTGCAGCAGTAACACCAATACCACGATTAAATGTCTCAGCTGCATTAGTAGTCCCTCTTGAAACTGCATTAGCAAGTGCGGACTTAGGAGCGATTTTAGATGCCGCTTTGCCAATAGCACGAGTGGCCACAAATTCAATGCCCGCATCGATTGCAGCAAATGACATGGCATACTCTTTTGCTTCTTCATTGGAATATACTCGATTACCTTTTTGGTCACGTTTGCTGATCAATTCAAGATATTTGTTACCGAATGACATCTTATACATCTCGTATGCCATATCAGCAGAACCTAACCATTTAGCACCGGTCATTGCAGTAGGTATAGCAGCAGAGCCACCACTAACTACACCACCGCCAATACCACCAATAACACCGCCTACAATAGCACCTGCGCCACCTTGTTTACCCATCATGTATATTTGACTAGCAGTTGAACCCAATACTTCTTGTAATGGACTTCCACCATCTGGGCGCCTGTAATTTTGCAAGTTATTTTGTAATCGATTAACTTCAGCCGTTAATTCACTAATCTTTTGTGGGTCAGATTCATAAGCTAAGGCAAACCCAACATCACCTAATTTCATTTGGTCATTCATTGCCCAAATACTTTGTTGTATAGAATCAAATATACCTTTTGTATTCTTGATTGATTCGATATTATTTAATGCTTGAATGCCTTCCGCTTGCGAACCATATTTTACTTTGTAAAGTTCTGGGAACTCATCATAAATATCTTGTAAAACTTGACCACGTTCTGCACGCCTAGACAAATAGTCAGCACGTTCAAAGGCTTTATCATCGCCAAACATGACTGTATCTGCACCAATATTTAACGTCTTGGCAATTCGTAAGGCTTCATTAGCACGTAATTGATCATTGTTATATAAGAATAATCGGTCTGTGTTACTAACGAAACTAGCAGGTAAAGCATTAGGCAATGATTGTCCTAATTGACCTATCGCTTGGAATGTATTTCCCTGTTGCCCAAATGGAGATACCGTTGTTGTACCATCATCATTGGTAACGCTTATAGGTGTATTGGCGATTGTAGATAATGCATCTGCTGTGCTTTTTGCAATATCAGATACAGTATCTATTCCTTTACCGATAGCTTGTCCAACTGGCGTTAATCCACCTACAGGGTCAGATTGAACACCGGCATTAGCAGTAAATGAACGAGGGCCTTGTCCGTACCCTCTTATTAACGCTTGAAATTCATCACGTTCTTGTTGATTAATATCAGCCATTTGTATATCTCCGTTGTAATGCATTGTATTCTGATTCGTAAATATCTTGAGTGGAACCATCACGATATGTTACTCGGATATAATGATTTCCTACAGGTTCAGCATGAACGATACCAATAGCTTGGTTACTTGCACCGCTTATTGTAGAGGAATAATCGTCTCCGTCACCAAAGTAAGGTTTACTTGTGCTACGCAATGTACTAGTCGCTACTGCAGCATCGAAGATTTCATCTTTTTCCGCATCTGTAGGTGGTCTATGATGTTTGACTTTAAATTCCTCAATACGCCCCGCCATTTCTTGTTTAACACCATATTTAAAGCTACCAGCCAATGTCTTATCTTTTGGCATAACATCAGCTAATTTATATTCATATGGTGTTAAATCAATATTGCTAGCTTTCTTGTTGTTATCATCGATTTCAAGTAACGATGCATCAAGTTCATCATCCATAATTTTATTTGGCAGAACTCGTTCCGCATATGCTCGTGTTTGTTCATATGTATGAGATTTTGCATACTGCTTAATCCCCCATTTTTCTTGCGCTGTCATTTTTAAACCTTTTTCGTAGATTCTATCTAGTTTAGGTCTTTCACTAGCCATTTTTCCACTCCAGTATTCTTGCTCTTCAGGAGTTGTGGCACCTGCCAATTGAACCTGTGCATATTGGAACGCACCGCTTACATCACCATTTGCTATCTTTTGATTCAAGATTGTTTGACCTGCTTGTAAGCGATCATTAATAGCAATCTTCCGAGTTTGCTCTTGTAACGTATAGTAATTCTTGTATGCTGTCTTAGCATCATCTTCAGCTTTCTTGATTTGGTCTTCTGAATATTTGGGACTGCCACCACTAGCCATCGGTGCATTTTTCATGCCAGCTGAATAGTTAGACTCAGAATCAGTATAATAAGAATTTGCCTTTAAAATATGCGCCCATGTATCTACATCATTTACATCTTTCAAACCATCATAATGTCTTAAAAAACTTTGCACATAATCATCCGCAAATTCCTCATCTGTTTTATATACCTTGTAATAATTAGTACCATCATCTCGCTGACGGTTCTCTTCACCATTTGGTTCTGTTTGTGTTAACCCCGCATAGTTTCTATTTTCTGTTTGTAACTTACCAAAGTTAGCACTACCGCCCGTTTCGTGATAAAGTTGGCGGTACACCATTTCCGCATTATATCCATATTTTTTAGATATATACTGTGCAATTCCCCATAAATGTGTGTCAGCACCAGCACCACTTTTTAATGCCTCTTCATTTTGGGTTTCCATTTTTGCTCTGACATACATGGCAGCACTATTCATGCCAGCGTTTAAATCATGTCCATACATTTTATATAACTTAGCATACGTATTGTCATCATTAACTAATTTGTTGATGTTCATTTGATTAGACATCTTTTTATATGGAGTCAATACACTTTCGCTAACTACACCACTTAATGACGATATTAGATTTTCTGTTCTGGTGGAATCGTTTTCTGCAACAGCCCTATCGAGTAAATACTTCCCTGTCTCATCTGTATTAGCACGGATTTTTTCATTAATCTGTTCATCATCCAGTCCCAATTCCTTGCCAGTAGACCGATACAAATCACCCATCAATGTAATTGTTTTCATTTGGTCAGCCATATTGTCAGACCGAATAGCAGAATCACGAAGATTAGTAATTTGATTTTGCGTAGCTGTACTTAACGCCGTTTCATATTGACCTCTTGAATATTTGGATATGTTATTGTAATCAGTCGTCTTAGACGTTTCGACAGCTTTCGTAAAGGCATTAATAGCATCATTCGTCCTGAATTTATATTTACCCATAATTTCACGTTGTATTTTATCTACACCGGCATTATAGTCAGGCAATATAGATTGAGCATTCATGCCTTTTCGATTCATCAGCCCATCTTTATCATCATTCAGTAACTGGTTAGTACTATTATTGAACTCATTGATAGCATTGGTTACATCGATATAATCCTTTCGCTTGTCAATTTCTATCCATGTGTTGGTTGCATCTTGCAAAGCTTTATTCATGGCATTTAGACCGCTTACGTTACCACCGTATGCCATTTCATTACCGGATGCTTGGGTGCCGCCTTGAATCGTATTCAGTTTTTGTGTCGGATCATAACTAGCAAATTTCATATCCTACCTCATTTTGTAATCGCGTTTAACAGTTACAACTGGGCCTCTATCTGTGTATCCTACAGGGTCACCACCATATGTAGTCGTCATTTTAGGTTTAGCATATTGCTGTTTAATACTATACATAGATGATGCGGCACCAAGAATACTACCTACCATTGCCAAATTGCCTTGACGTCGTGCATTCTTAGCTGAAGCACGTGCGGCATTAGCTTCGTTCTGATAGTTCATACCATTCAAATATTCGTTATAAATAGCATTATTCTTATTCTGTTCCCAGTTGTAGATGTCTTTGTTATATTCATCATAACTGGATGCCATTAACTGTAATGGGGACCCTGCCATTTGTAATCCGCCTGCCCCTGCTTCAGCGGCATTCGTTCCAGCTACAAGGCGCATACGATTATCCATCTTGTCCCGTTCTTGCAACTGTTGTATTGCAATTTGTTCTTGCTTGCGGTCAGATATACGCTTATTAGCTTCTGCCGCTTGTGCTTGGGCATTATACATCGAAACTTGCGCTTTTGTTTGTTGATGTTGAGCAATCAATCCGACGCCAGTACTGACTGCGGTTAAGATTGCCGCTGCGGGTAAGCACATATAAAGTCCTCCTTCTTGATAGTAAATAATTCTAAATCGCCAACTTTTACAGTTGGATGAATAACGGCCCCAATCGATTCGAGCCATCGTTTCGTTTTAATATTTGTCGTATGAACATAATTGAATAGCCATTCCCTAGTCTCTAACCATTCAGCAATAACTTGATTGCTTAACTTGATAAAACGCATCTGCCACCGCATATCGTTTTCTAATACTTTACTGCCTAGAAAATAAATCCCATACATTCCGTTAACAGGTTCTTTTGCAATCCCATATACGCAAATAGCCACATCGTCTTCTACGACAACATGGCTATCATAATCGGATTTACAAATCTCGGAACAGAAATCCTTAAAAGGGTATAAACGATTCACCTCTTGGACTTCTATGGCGTCTATTGTCCTTAGGTTGACTTCTAGGTCATGAATCAATTTATCTCGCCGTGTAGGCTCAATTTCATCAATTTTAAAGTCCCGGTACATCTCTTAGTCCTCCGCCAATTTCAACTATGCGAGTTATTGATAATAAATTAAATGGGAATGGATCACTATGCTTTATACATATCGATGTATCTGTTGAATAATTTGTCCCCATTTTAGGTAAAATTACAGGCTTGTCGCCAGTAAATAGTTCATTCGGTGGTAATGTAATATCATCCATCCGTTCAAATGTACGGCCAACTTTACCGCCAAACGATTTATAAACTCGCAATACCACTCTTGATACGGTAGCAATACGACCTTGTAATGTTCCATCTTGCATTTGCATTTCTACTGATGGAATACGAATTTTAGAGTCAAATGGTAATCCGATTTTGATATTGCTACCACTGACGTTTAATTGTAACAAGCCATCATCTGGCACAACCACATCCGGTTGTTGCTTACCATCAATTACAACTTGGACCGTTTGACCACTTAAATGAGGGATATTAATGCTATCAATTGCATTGCTCGACTTAAATTCGACATAGCAATCTAAAAATACATTCACATCATCAGAATACAGTGGAACCATACGCTCGATGCATTTCACCTTTTTGCCTTGTAATGTCCGTTCAACTAGCGTATATAAGCTGTCTTGCTCGCCCTCAGACACGGATTCACAATATAAATATTTACCATTAGTAACAAAATGTGACCAGCCATACACCTTTTGTTCAGGTATATAGGTCAAGCAATTAATCTCCCCATCATTTCGGATGTAGTAAATAATGCTGTCCGGGTCCTGAGCGTATGCGCTTGTGATAGTTAAATACCCTCTAACACGTGTCTTGACAAACAACGTGAGGTCTTGCCCTGTGTAGTTATCACTCTCATAGCTATAACCCATATCGCGAACAGTTCCACCACGTTCTTGAACGAACACGCACCGATTACCAATGAACTGTGGTTCACACGATAAGGCCCCTCGTTGGGTTTGTGTTTTTAGGTTACAGTTGGTAGGAGTAATAGTTTTATCACCACTTACAATCCATTCATTACCGCTTGTAAGAATGATTAGATCATTAGCTGGTACGAGATGACGAATCTCATACATTTTGCGATTAATCACAGGCAACGTAATCGAGCTATCGTCTGTAATAGTGCCCTCTACCTTTTCAACCCCAAAGTTTGGATAGTCACCAGTCCGGCTCATCCAAATATAATTAGGGTTCTTATTGGTAGCCGCTACTACAAATCTATCTTGATAAAACGTACATAACTTAGGATATCCATTATTACGGCCCCAACTACCCATTTTCCATTTTGAAGTACCTTCATTTTCAACAATGCCATTCAAGATATTAATCTTCATTGTTTTAGCATCTACGAATTCTTTAAATTCGATAATGCCCCATGTGGTGTATGGAAGAATTGAAAGGTCAACATTACATTCACCGCTTTTAATATCTGATTGAATACGCAATTTTGCATTTGGTTCAATCTTTCCGGCATCTGTTACATTATAGTCATTGTTAGAGGAGTATGTACGGTAATCTTTCCAAGTCGTCCCATTATTTGTGGTGATTTGAAGTTTAACGGTACCAGTCCATGTCCCATGTGTAGTAAACTTCCAAGCTAAGTCTTGGTCTGTAGAATACGATTCTACATTATGATTAATATTATTGTATTCATTCCATTTATGAACACCGCCCATAAATGACCGTTTTTCTTTTTTCTCTACTACAACACCAGTATTCTTTGTATGAACAGCTGCAACAAAATAGCCTAGTTGCATGACCATACCGACCATATCCGCATTAAATAGATCTTTGCTAGAACGTACTGTATCACCTGTTACCGTTACGGTAGAGTTAACATCTGTATTAATTGTGTCATACGGCTGTTCAGTTAACTTGTAAGCTTCAAGACGCCAGTCCGTGTCACTATACCGAGATAATGTCTGAATTGGATATTTCCCACTACAGATGAACATAACGTCACCAGATTGACTACAGTTCAAATCAAACAATATATCGCTAGTGAAAGGAGTCATAACTTCAATACCGGTATAAACTCCATAGTTCCACACACGAATATATTTGTCGCCAAACTCGAGCATGAATGAATTATTAGTGTTTGTAGTAAATTCAAATAATCGTGTTGGTTTATCGCTATATTTAACTTGTCCCACATATTGGCTGCCTTGACGCTTAGCAACGGCCCCATATGGGCGAATAACAACATTCTCTGCTTCCAATAAGGCACTTTTGTATTGCTCTAAATCAAAGCGACTCGATACATCCGGCGATACCTCGCCAGTTGTAAATGCTAATTGTGAGATATAGATAGGATTACTCATTACCAATCCCTCGCTTTCACATAGCTAGATATATAAACTGTATCTTGCTTACGTTCTTTAGCATTCATTCCTTTAGCTTCTTGAACTGCCGCTTGATACAATTTGTATGCTTGGTCAAACAATCCTCTGTCACCAGTTAACGGCATCGCTAATGCGCTAGCCAATTTACACTGCAACATATACAAGGATATAGAATCCCAAACGTCTAAATCTGTCACGTCATATATATAATCAATGAATGCTAGTGGCACATCGCTTACTATGCATTTTTTGTTGTTTCCAATATTAAATATGTTGTATTCCGGTTGCGATTCAGCATGGAAGCGATCGCCTTGTGGAATAACACCTAAAATGCGGATACACTTTTCAGGGTACGCATATACATAATTCCACCCGCTCATTTTATGGGCAGATAGTACCAATCTTTCATTTTTGCGAGCAAAATTCCATTCGAATTGTCGCAATACCAACTGTCTAGTTGGGTCATATTGCATACGGCATTGGCGACCTTGCTCGGTTTCTTCTTCAAGTGAATAAAGCAATCCTGCGTTAATTAATGCAAGTGCTTGATTACAAATATCAGTAGGTGTCATATTTCCCCCTATATGGTAATAGAGGGATGCTAAGCACCCCTCATATTGTCACTTATTCTTCCGTAGTATCGGTTTTCTTTTTGCTTGTTTTCTTAGGCTTTTCGTTGCCAGTATTTTCATCTGGTGGATTTTCATTGCCGGTATTGTCACCTTCAGTATTTTCATCTGATGGATTTTTGTCACCCGGTTCTGTTTCAGGAGGCTGAATTTCAGTAGACTGTTCTTTGTCTTTAGCCTTAGATTTTGGGTTAAAGATTTTTGCTACTTCATCTTCATTACCAGAGAAAAGCTGTTTGAAATAATCAGGCTCAAATTCTTTAATTTCTTCTTCAGAGAAATTAATAGTTTCACCTTCTTGAATTAATCCACGGTTACCGTGGTACATAGTTTCTTTAGCCGTAAAATTCATAGTTGCACCTTCTTATTTCAAATTAACACCATCTGTTAAGAACGATGTAATAGTAGCAGCAGTCATATTGTTAGCATTAATGCGAATGAACTTTTTCGCACCTGCAGGAAGTCGACCTTTGTATTCTGTACCAGCTTTGGAGTTCTGTGGCAATGTAACACCTGTTAACAATGTGGCATCAGCCATATTTTCCTTATCAGATGTGTACACATTAAATAAAGGTGTACCTGTAACGTCTTTATCTAAACGAATATACAACCATAAGGCAACGGCAGCATCGCCACCGTTCCCATTCATCACCACGTCAGAATTTGTATTTGCAGTGATTTCTTTTTTCCAGAAAAATGTATTTTGTTCATCAATAATCATTGAATTATGTTCCTTTCTTTACGCAATAACACGAGATTCAGTGCTTAACAATGCATCAATTTTGCGAACTGGTACACCGTTTGCACGAGTAACAAGTTTACCCATTTCCATATCTTCAGTAATAGTGGAACCATGTTTTGTGTTCTTTTGCAAACGTAAGAATGTACGCAATGTACGGTTCATATACCATACTGGACGAACACCACCAAGGTTAGGAATACGTTCTTCCGCTTCAATCATTAAGTTGATAAGATCTGCACCGGCTTTAGCGTCATTTGTCAATTTTGTAACATCGATATTGGCAATACGAACAACATTTCTCCAGTCCCGTACAGTCAAACCAACATCATGCTTAAAATGAGTACGATACGCTTCGAACATGGAGCCATCGTCTTTAGTTACAGTAACAACGCCTTTATCTTCTTGATGTAAACCTGCTTGAGAACCTTCAGGATAAATACCATGTACAGATAAAGGACCCCAGCCAACAAGCCAAATAGACGCTAAGTTACCTGTGCCACCTGCATCAAGAATATTTTCTGCACTTGCTGCTTTCTTAATATCAAGAGTATTGAATCGAGGAGCCAATCCAATGAATTTCTCTGGCGTATTTTCATCACCATAGAAAATTGTACGGCATAATTCTTGCCCCATAGATTGAACAAATGCTTTATCTTCCGACGCACGGAAAGATGCTCTATCTTTGGATTTATCAACAATCGCTTTATCAGTTTGAGAGTAAGCTTCAAGCATACCACAAGTGTCAGTAATTTGACTTGTTGCGGATTTAGACGCTTGAACCCCACCATATAATTTACGCCATGTAACAGATGGCAAACCATTACGTACAGTTGTTACAAAGCTAGACCCTTGGTTACATTCGACCATCGTCATATCTTGAATGATTTCTGTCGATTGGTCTAATTGCTCAATAATTTGAGCAACATTACCATTTGGATCCATTCGTTTTTGCAAATCTAAAAGTGTTAAATTTTGAGTTCCAATTGTAGCCATTAATTATTTACCTCATTTCTTAATACATAGATGGATACATTTTTCTTTTTGCTGTTTCTTCATCAGAATTTTGACCGGCTCCGACTTGTCTTGTGCCTTTGCCCGGGTCTTCCTGAACCATTTCACCAACAGCAGCAAATACCTTAATCATGTTGATGTTGTTATCAATGCGACTATCAACCAACAATTGACGTAATTCCGGCACTGCTTTAGTTAGTGCTTCGATGCCTTTACCTGCGAGGGCTACAGTTTCATCAAACTTACCGCCTAATTCCTTTTTGGCGTTTTCATAATCCGCTTGGTGTTTTTCAACAAGCGCTTGTTCTTGTTGCTCTTGATAAGCAGTCAAGATATTCTGTGCGTACTGACTGCCAAACTTGGCTAGTTCAACCGCTTGTTCCTGTGTAGCACCGACTTGATTAAGCAATTTGCTAAAGTCTGCGGACACAGTTTCATCAAGTTCAGTACCTTCTGGGAATACCTCTTTGAAGTCATAAACTGTTGGTTCAGTAGGTGGTGTATTATCACCGCCTAGTACAGATGGATTACTACCTTCACCATTTGGATTAGCAGGTGGTTCAGTAGGTGGCGTAGGATTGTTTAGGTCCGGATTTGCGCCCGGTTCATTGCCAGTCATGTTATTGTTAGCACCCATATTGTCATCAGCCATTTTGTTTCTCCTTATCGACTAAACTATTAAAATATTCTTGTTGCCCGATATATTCGAGCTGTGCTTGGTGGTACTGCTTAACCCCATCGACACCTAATTTGTTTAGGTCACTATGAAATAACAGCCCTACCTTGCGTTTTCCTTCGTTAAAATAAGTTTCAGAGTTACCAGTAAATGATTGCTTTAATATGCCCGAGCGATCCATTAACCGACAAAAAAACCACCTACCCAGCTCTGTGCTAAGTACGTGGTTAAGCGCTTGCATATCTCGCTCTTGCATATAATCTTTAATTGTTTTCATCTAAACACCGTCCATTCCTAGCCAACTCTGTAATGCAGGGTTGCCATCATTGGCGGCGTCTGTAGCTTGCTTGGCCGCTTGCGCCATTCCCGGTGCCAATTGGGCCACTTGCATAAGTTGTTGTTGCTGTTCCTGTTCAGCCTGAGCCTGTGCTTGCTGTGCCAAGATTTCTTGATACTCATCATCCGAGCGAATAATCTTAGCCGGTACGCCCAAGTTAACTCCGTATGTATTGGCCGCTTCCTCAAAGTTGAACTTGTTGACAATGTTAGGATTAGCCTGTGCCAAACTCATAATGAACGCAAAATACTGTTCGATATTCACCAAGGAACTCATCTTTTGCGCTTGAGCCAATGGTGAGATATATTCTATCTTCACCTCTTGGCCATTTAATTGGTCTAAAAGGTCCTCATCTTCAACAGGTGGAAACACACCAGCACGATCTAATACCGCATACACACGTTCAATAATTGGATTCAAGAACTCAGATAACAACCGTTCAACCACAGGGCCTAATTGCTGTAATTTCTCTTGTGTGCGTTCCATGACCTCACGAGCCGTCATCTGGCCCTTGTCGATTTGGTCTAACATTAGAAATAAATCCGCACTATAGGCTCTTTTGATTGAATCCTCTGTTACTGCAATCTTATTCTGAATATCCTGTAAATTAGACTGCACTGCAAACATCGGTTCAACCTTATGTTGACCTTCAATCTCCGTAATACCGCCCGGATACAAGTTAACCGTACTAATGACATCAGATGGTGCTTGCATAGGAGGCTTAACACCTAACTCAACGGCTGTTAGATAATCAAACTCCAATTTCTGTAGCATTTGTGAATCTGGTTGAGCGAACCATGCGGCCCCTTTGCCGTAACCATTCAAGTCCATTGACGTATGTCGAGCAATAGGAATTGGCCATTCCTCGAAACCGCCATGATACAAAACTTCATCGCTATTGCTGCCTTCTACCCAGTAGATAGATGAATACGGCATATTGCGACGTCCTAACTTATCTTTGCGGTCTTTATTGGGCTCAACCAACCAATTGACTGTGAATGACTGTTGCAAGCTGTTGCCATTGTCGTAAATATTCTTAACGTTATCTGGACAATTCTCATATCCAAATTGCTCAACAATCTGATCTACTGTCATTTTGTATTTACGACCAAAGATATTTACGGTTTCCTTACTGTTGGTACTAATAGCATAGGTTCCTATTGGATACGATGTGAAACGAACGCCAGATTCAGCATCGGCAAATATCCCCATAGGAGCTTGCCCCATGGTTAACTCCATATAAACTTGGTGAACTACGCTGTAGAAATTGGATTTAGCAAGAACCGCATACAAGATTTCCTCTCGTTCATCCAATAGTTCAGCAACTTGGCTATTCGCTGCTACGTCGATATTCTCCATGGTTAGCTTAAACCACTTACGGCTCGGAGGTGTTAGGCCGCTCATGACACCACTGGCAAATATCTGACAGGATTCCCAAGCTACAGGATTTAGGATTTTACCGTTATAAGGCTCTGATTGGTCTTCTTCACCATCAAATTGACCAATAAACGGCAACTGATAGTCACGCAACTGCTTCCATTTATTTATGTAACGTTGCTGCGCATTAAATAGTTGCGAAAACTTCTTTCGTAACTTCGTATAATCACGCCTAACAGGCTTAACACCTTCCGTAGGTTGTCTAGCTAGTAAAGATTCCATTTCCGCCATGCTATCCCCCTAAAATTGATTTTTGACCGCTCGCAGTCGGACCTAAAATAGTAGATTCAAAACCACGTTTGAATTTGCGTTTAGTTTCTGCCATTTCCTCACCAGTCTGATTGCTCATATTCGTTTGAACGGTTGGAGCTGGAGCAGGTGGCGTATAGTTAGCAGATGCATTCTTCATACACATCTCAATCCCTCACTTTCTACAATTAAAAAGGATTGTAACTTGTATTAGCTACAATCCTATTGCCTGTTTCGCTTTTTTTAACGACCCGCGCAGCAAAGGTCAAGGCGAGGGCATCACTTTTATTTGGAGATGGTAACCCTCGGTCTTTCATATCTTTTTTACTTTCAAGCTGAATGCGCCCATTCTTATCAATGATCGTTTCCGGCCCCACAATGTCATCGTAGAGTGCTTGGTCATTCGGTGGAATCGAACCACCTTCACGGAGCCATTCTTTCATCTGCCCCCACATGTATGCCCTCATATTAAGATATACAGGGTCATTACTCTTACCGCCAAACTCAATTAACCGCCATTTCCGGCCTAATTGCTTGCCAATGGAATATATCCCTGTGCCGTATCCCATATCGATGAATACGGCATCCGCTTTGTATTCGTCCTCGAACTGAGCAATAAGTTGAGCCATGCGCCAGTCATCATCATTCTTAGGAATCGACGCTAGCGACTTCATATAATATCCTTGCCGCATCACTATTTCTAAAGAGTCTGAACCGGTCCACGCAGGATCCACACCAATGATTACAGGCAAGTGGTCAAATGCTCCCGGCTTATAAGATTGCTTTTGTGCCTTATCAGCAATTTCAGTAGAGATAAACTGCAAATCTGATGCGGATGGGAATACACCACGAACACGGATTTTAACAAAGTCAGAATCTTCACCGTAAGCATCAACCCATTGTTGTAATTGTGCCTTATTGGATATTTTCACTGTGCGGCTATCAATCTGATACGTTTTCCAATAGTCTCTGTATTTTCTAAAACATTCACGGAACCTTCCACTATTTCGAGTAGGGTTACCAAAGACACACCAAAGAATTTCCGTATTGGAATCTGTAAGAGCCCCTTCAGTTACTTCCCAAATCTTATCAGATATAGCAGAAGCTTCATCAAAGATAACTAATATTCTATTTCCTTGATTATGAAGACCTGCGAATGCTTCCGGGTTTGAATCGCTCCAAGGAATTGCATCAATACGCCAAGTTTTCTCATATTTTTTATCACTGCAAAATATTGCTGTTGCCGTGTAGGTAAATAATTCTTTGCCAACAAACATGTTGTACCACTTGCCAAGCTCTGCCCATGTTTTAGATCTCAACTGTGTATCAGTGTTTGCCGTTACAACGCCACGAGTATTTTCATGAGTAGCTATTGCAAATATAATTAGCCATGATACATCAGCAGACTTACCGATACCATGGCCAGATGCGTGAGCGGTACGAATGGCAGTCTGTAAAGACTTGCCTTTTTTTAATTGTTCACCTAGATATTTTAAATGTTCTCGTTGCCATTCATCAGGCCCTTCCATATTCTCTAACGGCGTCCCCGGTTCTCCCCAAGGAAATGCAAAGTACACAAACCCCAAGGGGTCATCAGCAAATGATGCAAGTGCGTCAATCAGCTGTGCTTTGTTGTACTTCATTAGATCTACTCCGTGCTTTTTTCATACGGTCAGAAATATCAATTTCTACTTCTGCAGATAATTTCACCTTATCGGTAAATAGCATATGTCGTTTACCTAAGAGTTCAGCCGCCTTCGTTTTATCGGCTACTGATACATCTAACCCAAACGCATCTTTTTCTTCGCCACGCACAACTCTAGTCAAGTATTCCAACACTTCATCAGCAGTTGCGATTGTATCTTTACTGCGCTCATCCATGATTGCATCTATATATTGACGTACCTTAGGTTTTCTTAGCATTTTGCTAGCTGTTACACTTGCCGTCTTTTCCGAATATCCAGCAGTAATTGCGCTTTGTGTTCCATTGGTGGTCTTAACGTATTCATCAGCGAATATGCGTTCTTTCTTAGTTAGTTTTTGTGCTAATTCTTCTATATTCGTCAATGTTACTCACCACCTTTATATGTCTTAACTAAAAATAGCAACACCTCATGTTGTTTGGTGCTGCTATACTCGCTTTCTTTCTTATAGAGTTGTCCTTGCTTAAAAGTCTTACCCTTTTTATACTTTTCAGGGAATGCCAGCTTATATTCTTCTTCGTTGTACATTCTACTTACTATGTACACCTTACAAGGCTTATCGTATTTGCTCCATGATTGTCTTGTATCGACCACGTACCGCCTACCATTCATTCGTAATGCGGTTAATAGCTTTCTTATTGTTGGTTGGTAATTCAAACCCAACACCACACTATGGCCATTGCGATTAATACCGCACATAGAATAGCTAAATAATCAATGATAGTCAGCAAGCTATCCCCACGATGCTCATAAGCGTATTTTGCCTTAGCTTGTAGGTCTTTATTCTTCAAATCCTTGGCTGCTTGTTTGAATAACTTTCTATCTGCAATGAATTGTTTAATTACTTTAATCATTTAAGTACTTCGCCACCTTTCCTTTTTAACTTGCCATGCGATCTAACACACAACCCATAATTACATTTGCTCGTGCCACCATACGTAATGTATGTTTGACACAGTCCGTCATATTCAATTACCTTTGCGGTACATATCCCCTTTTTGTTGTTCAAGCACTTATGTTTACAACATCTTATCTCAGTCATACCCTTTCCCTGTTTTGATAGATTTATACAAAAAATGAGATATATCCACGTAGATATACCTCATTATGTGATAGTTTTATTCAGTTTAATTGCATTAATCACTCAAAACTAGGTGCTTTGTTTATGACATGACAATTTACGCAATTTTAGGTTTCAACTATGAAAAACAAAGTTAAATAGATAAAAGCACCTAGTTTTCAATGATCATTACACGCTCAATACCAACAACTAACTATGATGAATCGTACTTGTGTTAGGTTTATTAACAATAGAATATATGACTAATCTTTGGAGGCCCAGTTAGTTGTCAGTATTCAGCATGTAATAAAACCAATTAGGGTAGGTTCGTATTTAAGGTCAATAAGCTATGTTGAAAATATTCGACCTACCCATATCAGTTTTGCAGTAATTTTTACAAGTTTTCTCTTAACATATACTTTAGTTGAAATTAGAAAAAAAGTATTGTGTTTCACTCATTAATCAATATATGGTTGCGCTGCTACTCTGTGTCCATCGATGAATTGTCCTACACCACATTTCGCCCATATACAACAAAGGCGCACTCTTATGTGGGTGCGCTTGTTGTGTTTTGATTTACCTTTACAAGGAAAGAGTGAGTAAAGTCGCTTAGTGGCAACTTCTACATATATATTATACCTAATAGCAAACTATAGGTATACTGACATTTACTGACATTTACTGACATTTGATGACATCTTTTTTGCCACTTCTATAAATGCTTCATCCCTATACCGTTTAGCTTGTCTTTCTTCAAATCTTCCCTCAAACATTGAACATGCTTGTTGTGCCGTCATACCTAATATATATTCAGCCCTCAACATCTTACCACCTATACTTGATTCCAATTTAGTAAGTAAATCTACTGCATCGCATTTGTACTGAGTTAGTTCATCAATCCGCCTGCGTTGCTCTTTTTCCGTATCAATAAACCTTGCAACACTATTTTCTAATCCACAAGGAACACCACCACCGCTTACCCTATCCTTTGAATAGTCAATAGCACTGATCGTTGTTATATTGTATTGCAATTGCTTTATCTCCATAACCATTAATTCAAGGTCTTTATCTATCGTTTTTAAAGGCTTTAGGTATTCTTTAGCACTATTTATTAATCTCTTTTCTTCTCTTGATAGTTCGCTCAAATATTACTCACCACGCTTTTTGCATAATACATATTATATTTACATTGTGCCATTCCTTTTATGTGTTCGATTTCATTTTTTGTTAGCCCCATCAGATTTGATGTTATCCACTGTATGTTAAGCCACCAGCCTCTAAACCTGTAATATATTATAATTTCTGATCCATAATCACGCACGTTAGGAACACATTTAACATCACCACATTTAATAGCTAATTTTTCTGCATCAACCACAACTAAACGTGCCATGTATTTATACCTCTGCTAGTTTTACATATTCAGGCGTGGTTTTATACATTCCAATTGGTTTTGTTTGCGTCCAACTTGTACGTCCACCGCTGTAATAATATATGAAGCCATTTTCAAACTTAGAAAAGTGCATATTTACAACACCACCATATGATGTAGTAACGATTATAGGCGTATCAATCGTTACTTCCGACCAATTAACAATATTTAAACATTTTGTGATATCCAACACTTCATTAAGTTGCATTTCAGGAATTAACCCTACAAAAGCATCAGTACACTTTGTTGTTCCGCCACTGTTTGGGTCTATTTCATTACTCCCTATACGAAAAGCAGGCTTTCGTTTGGATAGGTACATACATCCATTACCTGCTTTATAATAATATAACCACCCATCATCATAAAACTTTTGAAGTAACCATTCTCTCCCTTGTTCATCTGTGATCATACTTTTTCCACCTCTTCATATGTCATATCAAAAATATCAGGTTTGCAAGGATAAAATTCGCCTGAAATACCTTTAATAACATAATCACCTACACTAGCTTGCATTTGACCTTCTAAGGTATCAATAATTAATTTAGGATTATCTTTATCCCAATAATTAACTCTTACTTCTTTGCCTTTGCCATACATAAAATCAGATAATTCATGTAAACAGTCTATTGTATCTTCAAATACCATAGCTTCAATAACTACCGGTTTCTTTCTGTATTTTCTAATCATATTACTAACCTCTTATGATAGGGCGGATATTTCACCGCCCATATCCTAATCATCAACCAACATTAAATAATATGTGTTTAAACATGATAAGTGTCATTCCGATTAATAACGTAAAAATCCAAACGATCATACATATCAACAATGCATTGAAAAATCCATCTTTCTTACACATTCTTTATTCCTTTTCTGTAATCAATATAATTTCATCGGTGTCCAAATCAACAGATACTCTTGTTACACAAAGCAATTCATTATTAACAAGAACACTAACTCCACTTTCACTATACTTTTCATCGATTAATTCTTTAATTTCTGACCATTCCATATTATTTACTCGCTTTCAATTTACTCATAAGTATTGTTGCTACTGCGATTTTTTTCGCATCAACACATTTATTTTCCTGTACTTCCATAACCGCCAGCACCTCTTTCTGTTTCACTTAAATCGTCAACCGCTACAACATCAACCAACGCAATTGGTACGATTACTAATTGTGCGATGCGATCACCTCTAAATATTGTGTAGTCATTACATGATACATTCTCATATACAATGCTTAGTTCACCTCGATAATCAGCATCAATAATACCTACACTATTTGCACATCTTAGAGGTGTTTTGCTCATGCTACTTCTCGGTACAAGTAACCCCATACAACCTTTTGGAATTTCAACTGCTACTCCTAAAGGTACTTTCTGTTGACTGTCAGCTGGAACTTTGATGTGGAACGGACAATACAAATCTAACCCAGCTGCATCATTACTACCTCTTGTTGGTAGTTGTGCGTATTCATTAACTAATTTCACTTTCATTTGTTCCATGTTCCTCACTCCATTCACTTTCTTTGTATATACGGAAGAAATCATCCGCACTCATTACTACTAACCAAGGCTTATTGCTTTTTTTCCAAGCTACTATAGGCATATCGCCACTTTTCTGTGCATCGTGTTCCGCTTGTTCATACGCCTTGCGTACATTTAGATTTTCCACGAATTTCACTTCTTGATGAATATTTGGTAGGCCCACACAGTCTGATGCATCACCTGTATTACCACAATACTGTGCAGTTCTACGGACTTTATCGAACCCATTAGCACGGCATACATCTCGCCACATTCGTTCGCCTCTAGCACCTTTTTGTTTACTGTTTATTGGCATTATCTATTCACCCATTTCATGCATCCTATCCTCATATAATATTCTTTTTCCTTTTCATTTAACTTAACAGAACCTTTTCTTCGTTTTGCCCTTTTAATAAAACCACCAACTTTGTATACTGGTTTATCAAAGTAAGTTCCACTATATTCATCAATTAGAATTAAGCCAGCACTACCAAGCATTTCATCAATTACATCCCAATGATCATCATATAAACTTCTAGGAACTGCATAATACAAATACATAACATTATGATTGTCATGGTAACGTACTTTCTTAAAGTCGTTACGGAAATCATTTATATTTGTTTTTATTTCGACTTCTGTTAAGTGCAATGTATTAAGATTGAAGTATATGAAATCAGCCTCATAAGGCGCTTTTTTAACACCACTCATTAACACATTAGGCACACATACATTTTTAAGAAATAAATGTTGTCCTAATGCGTATTGGATATCTTGCTCTGTCACGCACTCACCCCTCTACATATTGTTCACAATGTTCATTTAGTAAACTCTTCCTATCAATTACTTCTAATCCCCCTGCCTTTAATTCTCTTACCCATTGCCCCATTTCTATAGGTTTTTTGTTTTGTTCCCTGCACTCATCTACATATAACTTTCGCCACATTAAGAGTTCTTCTCTATACACTCTCATATGTTATTTACTTTCTTTCAATCTGAAACTTTCAGTAATAGGCACACCTGCCTCTGTTGGAATGTAAATGATTTGGTCTTTACTGTCTTTTAACGTATCCACCCATAACCAATGGATATATTCCTTATTACCTTTTAATGATTGACCGATAATTTGATTAGCTTTTGCAGTACCCTCTGCACGTTTTACTTCGGCTTGTGCTAAGCTTTCAGCACTATCTAGTTTTGCCTTAGCCTCTAATACTGCAACTTGTCTATTTTGTTCCGCTCTAGCAAGTTCTGCCTCACCTGCCTTTTGTTGCTGCCACACCATGTACATTGGAACACCAAACGCAAAACTCCAAACTACCGCACCAATCATAACTACTACTAATAAAGCTGATACAATTTTATTAATTTTTATTTCTCCTTTTCCTAAAAAACACTAACCATTTATTTTCGTTATTTTATTCAAGCAAAAAATCACCACTAGCATAATAATCTTTATATTTAAATAGTTTGGTTTCACACTTTGCACAAACGCACCATTCGTCATAGTAGTAATCTAGCCCTGAATACATTTCCGAATTATCACACTCTTCACCATCAAGATTTACAAAATAAGAAACTTCACCATCAACCTTTGAATTTACAACAAACTCCTTGCATCCACATTTAGGACATTTACCTATTTGTTTAATAAGTTGATATTCATTCATATGTTAATACTCACTCCTTGCTCTCAAATGGATTTATTGTTTCAAAAATCACGAACGATGTATTTTTATATCCGTTACGTTCTTCCCATTTACGAAATACCGCGGTTAATTCTTCTTGCAATTCATCTATATGTTCTTGTTTTACATCTAGTAGATAATCTTCCGACCATTCTGCTATTTCATTGTCAAGATCATATTCCGCAACATCTTCAATAACACGTTCTGCATCAACAGTTGGAATATAATAATATGGGTTTCCAACTCTAATCATCGGTACTTCTTCCGCTGGGTATGTATCCGCAAAATCTTTCACGGCATCTTCAATGCTTTTTTTCGGATACCCTACATACCCACCAAAACACCAGCACCACTCATTCTCGTTTTTTACTAGCATTTTTACCACCTCTTAAAACGGAACGTTTTCATCGTTGCCTTTATCATCTGCAAAGCCATCAAAATTGCTTTCCGTTGCCATATCATTCAATGCGGATACACCAACGAAGCTGGCGATTACTTCCGTAACGTATTTCTTTTGGCCGTTGCTATCTTCATAAGAGCGCGTTTGAATACGCCCCTCTACAAATAGCCGGTTTCCTTTTCTGTAGTTTCCTACTGCTTCGCCTAGCTTGCCCCATGCCACACAGTTGATAAAAGCAGTTTGTTCTTTCGTTTCATTTGTTGTGGAGTCAATATAGGTGTTAGTTGCTGCTACCGTAAAAGTGGCTACCGCTCGACCACTTTGGGTGTAACGCACTTCTGGATCACGTGCTAAATTTCCTAAAATCTGTACTGTGTTCATAATTCTCCTTAGTAATAATACATTTTGTTTAAAGATGCCTCTGTATCATCAATGTACACATCATAATCTTCGTGAATGTGGCAATCGACTGTTGCCTCATTCCTCATGATTTCAAGCAAGTTTTCAATCTTGGTTCTTGCTTGTGCCTCGTTATTCGCCAGCACTTGAAAACTAACATTGAATGATACATTTACACTTACATCAAACTCTTTTACTATTTCCCTCACGTTTAACCCCCTATTGCCTGTTTTAATAACTCTTTCCCTTTATCAGATATTTGGCTTTTGTTGATTATTTCTGTTGCATCAACTGGTTCTCTGGCTACTTCTACTAGGTTTCCAGTTGGTAACATTTTAATTGTTCGTTCGCCACTTTCTAATGCCATTCGTTCTTTTTCTGCTTTTTGTCTAGCCTCTAGCAATAACCCATTATTTTTAATAGCATTTGCCATCTTCAATCTATGTTGTTCTCTAACCGCCATTTGTTCATATTGTTTGATAAACTGCGCTCTACAACTGCTTTCGTTGTAATCATCACCCCTGCGTGGATCAAACGATGACCATATAGATTTGGCACAAGTTAGGGTTAATCCGCTCAATCGTTCTAACCCTTTGTCATAGCCATAACTTTGTGCAGCTTTGATTACCATTTCCCATGCACCTTGTGCGGTGTCCAATTCTTGAACATCGTTTACATAGTCGCTAATCTCTTTTGCTTTCTTTCTAATCGTTGCTACGCTTGGTAGATATTCATGTGTTTTGATTAACTCTTCAACTGCAGCACTCAATGTTACTGGGTTAATATCACTTAACATAACAACATATAATTCCAACTTCTTTTTATCAATATCTTTCTGATACATGACCGTAATCGGTGCTATCGCAGTTAGTATATCTGACTTCCTCATTACTCATCCTTTCCTCTTGTTCGTACATATCAATCAATTCATTAACACTATCAATTCGTCTTTCAGTTTCTGACTTAGCAAGCGACTGGTTTAAATATCCCTCAAACTTTGTACCGAATAATGTTTCAGGTCTAAGGTATGGTTCAAATTTAGTACCCATCCATTCAGAACATTTTTTATCAATGACAATCTTAAAATCGTCTATCGTAAAGTGTTCTTTCATTCTTGCCTTTATCAGCGTTCTAGTTTTCTGTGTTGTACTTCTATAGTTCTTGTTAGTTTTAGAGTTAAGATATTCAATGATTTCATTTATAGAATTAGAGGTGTTGTCATGTTCAACATTACAATGTATTTTATTTATCTCTAACTCTTTCTCTATCTCTAACTCTTTCTCTATCTCTATCTCTGGTGTAGATTTCTCTAAGATTTCTTCAAGATTTCTTGATTGAGTTATTTTCTTTTGTTTACGTTCCTCTGATAATCTTCTGTCATAAAGCCTTTGTCTATCAGCCTCTGTACTGCCTTTGCCTATGAAGTTCTGAATATCCAACATATAGATAGCACCATTTTCTAGTACTTCTATAAGTCCTAGTTCTTTAAACATAGATAACGCTTGTTTGATAGTTCCTACTTGATGCCCTGTTACGCTTGCCAGCATTTCTGCGTTGTAAGGAATGCGATCATTTACTACTAACTTTCCATCATTCTTTAAACTTCGTAGATAGAGTTTCAAAAGAATATTACTGTACAAGCAGCCGTCTTTCATGCTTTCTAATATCTTCAACTCATCACTATCAAAGAAATTATCTTTTAATCTAAGATAGTAATATTTTTTGTTATCACTCATAGACTAACCATTAATCAACGCTTACACATTTAGCTTTTGGTTGCGTTTGTTCAATTACATCTAACACATCTTTCAATTCTGTAATTTCTTTTTCATTTACTTTGTATTCGGCTTGTGTTTGTTCTAATTTCTCAATGCGTTTCTTTACATATAGTTCAACAACATCAATTCTCTTCATATTGTTTCATCCTTTCCATAATGATAGTTTCTAGCTTTAATTTGGTTTCCTTTGCAAATACTCCGTGTGCTAAGTTCTCATGGCAATATCTACACAAACATGCAAGGTTATTTAGTTCGCTTGTACCGCCTCTACCCCTAGGCAATATGTGGTGTACCTCTGTAGCAGGTGCGCCACATATTACACAACATGGATAGCCATCTATACTATCTCGTTCGATAGCTTGCGGTCTTGTTATTTTGTAAAGTTTATCGTCATTCTTTTTTCTTTTGTTCACTCTCCCACCCCTCTATGAGTGATTGAATGTACTCACTAGGTTCTAATTTGATGCCTAGTTGTTCACATTCATCTGTTAGGCAATCAATAAGCCTTGCCATTTCTTGTTGGTTATACACTGACGAACCGTGGTAACACATTATGTTGTGATACCCTTTTAGACTTTGGCATTCGCCAGCATCTTCCGCTATCCAGCCTAGTCCATGTCCTTGCCATATTTGAATGTATCTCTCTATGGCATCCTCACGGACTGGAACATAACTAAAGTGGCTACAATCTTTTATCGCCTTGCGGTATACATCTTCTTTTGATGTATAACCAGTCTTACTTAATTCTTCCGCTATCTTTTGACATAGAACCCAGCAATAAGAATTAGCATTCATGCTACGTGATTTTGATTTCTTTTTGATTTCAATCACGTATTCTTTTTCTTTATCTAATTTCGCTAGATCATTGTCATGGGGTGCTGGTATTACCACCATCACCCCTAGCGGACTACGGAGTGTTTCAATATTACTTGTTGTCCACTTCATTAAACACGGTCTCCGGCATCTTCGTGTTCAAGTTCTTGGTCTGCATTATCGTATAATGTAAAGCCTTTCTTCTCTTTGTCTTGACCGTAGTTTTTTATCCACTTTAACGCCGCCACCATTTCAAATTCATCTAACATGCCAATACGTGGCTTTTTAAATTCGGCTGCAACAAATTTTGTAATTTCTGCAGGTGGTACATTTTTTTCTTTTTGTAATTTTAGAAATTCATCATATCCGGCTACATGTTTTTTTACTGTTTGTTGTTCCACTACAGACGCTACATTGCCGCCCATTGTAAAACGCACATTACCTTTGCTATCAACTATGATTAACTTGCTAATATTTCGATTTTCGTCATAACTGATTTCTTTAACTGTAAATTTTGCGTATGATTTAGGCTTTCCGTCTTTCCCTGTGTACCATTCGCCTTTTTGTAGGCTGATATAGGTAAACGGCGCGGAGTATAACTCCCTACCAATACCCCAGTTAAAACATGCACGTTTAAAGCTGTCAGATGCTTGACCTTTTTCTTTTTCTGTATTGCTTTCTGTGCCTACATCACTTTTACCAACCCATTCGCCGGTAAGTTCATTAAAGATTGAAACAGTACAATATAATCTATCACCAATGATCGCATGTTCACGTTTCCAATTCATTGCACCAACAACTTCATCAAGCATACGCATATCAACGCGCGCATCTTTGTATAGTAGTACTACCGCACCGACTGCGCCGTTTTTTTCGCTTAATGATTGTATGCGGCAATCTATTTCATTTGCTTTTAGTGTTCTAAATTCCATATTTCACCGTCCTACTTGATATAGAAATTCATGTTTGTTTGAATATGTGCGCCGTCTACTGTTTCACCAGCTTTAAGTGCTTTTTTAATTGCCGTTTTATCGGCTTTAATTTCAACCTTTGTGTAATCAGCTGGGATTACATCAAGATTTGTAATTTCAACGCTTTCAGATTTTCTATAACCGCACTTGAAAGTACCAACCGTTAGCGTTTCAAGTCCTTTTTCTTTTAGTGCGAATTCAACGTTATTTTTTAACCGTTCGACAAAGTTTTCTTTTGTCTTTTTCATAGCGGTTAAACGTTCGATTTCTGCTTTAATACCAGCGATATCGCTTTCCGTATTTTTAATGAATTTACCTGTGTTTTCTAGTTTTTCTTCAATAGATACATTAATCATTTCTAATGTATCTTGAATTGCTTGAATTTCTTCTTCCGTTTCTGCCACTTCTAGCATTGCGGATAGTTCAGCATAATCTTTGTTTAATTCGTAAATACTTGCCATTCGTAATTCTCCTTGTTAAAATACAAGTAGAGTAATTTTATATTTTCTCTACTAAGTCCGCTAAACTTCTTCTACTTTTCACTAGCGGACTTTTTCATTTTTATAAAACTCTATTTCTTCTTCCCATTTACTGCTTAGTATCCACATTGTTACACCCAACATGCTTTGACAAAAGAATGTCCACATATCGATGTTGTCTAGTTCTAAGCTGCCCATACCACCAATCACTAATATTGCTGATATGATTTTCATCCCATTACACAACTTAATCATTGTACGCTCCAATATCCGATTTCCTTTTTATAATCTCTTATGCTTTGTATTGCTCTTTCCACCTTTCTTTTTGCAATAATTTTGTAGCATGGGTGGTCAGTTCTAAATATATTTCTATTTCTAAATGCTTTAACTAATTTTTCCTTTTCTAAGGCTAAATCATTTTTTATTTGATTTACTTTCCACTCAAATCTCATAATTCATCTCCTACGATCACTAGCATTTGGCTGGTGATTTTTTTTATTTCACTCTTTAACTTTTTATTTTCTTTTTCTAATCGCTCTACCTCGTTTTTTAATTTTCTGTAACCAATAGCAGAGTATTCACTTTCAACTCCTGCTAGTGCTTCAACCTCTTTTTTACTAAACCTTACACCGCTTACATTCGGTAGTTGTTTTAGCTTACCTTTATTTCTTAGGTCATATACTGCAGTTAGTGAAATTTGAAATAGTTCAGCTACTTGGTTAGCCGTGTATACTAGGCTTTCCATCTAATCTCATTCCTTGCGTGTAAATCAGCCGTTCTAGCTAACTTTACCCAAGATAGAATAACTTTCTTATTCCATCTTGATTGGTTACGTTTAGGCCATTTAGCCTTGATAAGTTTCCGCCAGTATTGTGCGTACTCATCATTTCGGCCAGCATATCCGAATGTAGATAGTTTTCGTCCGTACATTCGATTTGCTACCCTTAAATCTTTTTGATTTTGTACCAGCATTTTGTCCTTTCCTACACTCTAAGTGTAATCACTTAGCAAAAAAAATTGACTGCACTGATTTCCCAAATACTTTTGCCAATCTAATTTTTACTTCATCTCTTGGAATTCGCTTCCCTGCTTCATACATGGCAATCGATGTAGGTGCTACACCAACTTTAATTGCTAGTTCATTTTGTGTTAAATTTTTTGAATTTCTTAATTCTACTAATCGTGTAGCGATAATATCTGTATTCAATATTTCATCACCTCTCTTCTTGCTACACTCATAGTGTAGTACATAATTAAAAATATGTCAACACTTAAAGTGTAGTTTTTATTGAAATTTCCTTCACTTTGTGTGATAATGAAAACATAGAAGTATATATTTATATAAGGTGGTGTAAAAAATGACATTTGCTAATAGATTAACAGAACTAAGAAAAAGCCGTGGCATTTCCCAAAAGGAATTGGCAACCTATATAGATGTATCACCGAGTCTTGTTGGTATGTACGAGCAAGGAAGAAGAAAACCAAGTTTTGAGATATTAGAGGCAATAGCTGATTATTTCAACGTAAATATAGATACACTATACGGAAAAGATGAATTTGATTTTTCTTATTATGAAGATCCTGATGTTTCTGAATACGCACAAGCGGTAAAGGATAACCCAAACCTAAAATTATTGTTTGATGCAAGCAAGGATATGTCTAAGGCTGACATTGATTTTGTTCTTAATACTATTGAAATGTTAAAGAAACGTGAGGGTAAATAATATGGAATTGCTATTTTCTGTTATATCTATAGTGGCTTATTTCTTTGGTTATCCTACTATTGCTGGAATTGTAGGTATCGTAGCCACCATATTATTTATACTGTTCTATTCTAAACAAGAAAATTCGTATACTGTATTTGTTCCGTGGTTAATAATTTCTGTGCTATTAAATATATTTTTTATTCATTACAATCCTAATTTTGTATTAAGTATAGGGATAGTTTCCTCTATGTCAATATGGATAACATCTTTATTAGCTTGGATATTACATTCAATCACAAATAAATAATGCGTATAATTTTACACATTTCATGCGATACAATATTCCCATAAGGGGGTTAAGTATTATGAATATAGTTTTGATTTACACTAAGTTAAGACCTACTCAAAATGCGGTATTAAAACTAAACGATGATGGTACTTATACCATTCTAGTTAATAGTGATAAGCCTATTGATGTACAACGTAAAGGTATACTGCATGAGATAGGTCATATATTAAATGATGATATGTACAGTCATGCTCATATTGATTTAATTGAACGCATGGCACACGCAAGGGAAATAGATTTTGAGGGTATCAACTTCTACACGCATATATTATGAGGTGAATTATGCAATACAATTTCACTATCAGAAAAAAGGATAAAGGATTCCAAATTATAGTCGCCTATAAAGACGGCTACAAGTGGCGACAAAAATCAAAGCAAGGATTTAAAACTAAACGTGAGGCTAAGGAATACGGACACGTAATAGTTAAGGAATTAGACAAAACCGCACTACTCACCAAAGATACGGAATTAAAAGAATTAATATTCAAGGAATTTGCAGATATGTTCCTTGAAATAAAAAAAGGCCACGTTACGCACAATACATTAAATATGTACCGCCATGCCGTGGATGCCTATAAATCAATTCACAATATGAAGTTATCCGATGTTAAACCAATACACATACAAAATGTGGTAAATAATATGGTTTCGTCACCTGCTACCATTACATCGTATTATAAAGTGGTTAGTCGGATATTCTACATTGCAATAAACCCCTATAAGATTATTAGTGATAACCCATGCATTGGTGTTAGGTTGCCACGTGTCGAACGTAAGAATATGATCCATACCATTTCCGATGAAGATTTGAATAAGTTCGCAAAATACATGAGGGAAAAATATCCACAAGCCTATTACTTTTTACAAATTGCTAGATATACTGGTATGCGATTAAGTGAAGTATATGGGTTAACGTGGGATGATATAGACCTAAAAAATCGCAAAATTTCCGTCAATAAGCAACTTCAATATGTCAAAGGTGTAATTACCTTCGAAAAAACTAAAACGGCGAATTCGGTGCGAATTTTACCGATTCCACCTATATTAGAAAAGATACTATTGGAATACCAAACACATGAGTTAGAGTTTGAGCATAATTTAGTTCTAAACCCATACAAGAAAAATGGTGTCAAATGCCAAATCAACACCTATTTAAAACAATTTGGAGATAACCTATCAGCACATAACCTCAGGCATACCTATGCCACGAAATTATTGGCTAATGGTCTTGATGTAAAAACAGTATCATCATTACTCGGCGATACACCGGCTATGGTGATGAAAACATACTTGCACTATAGCGATGAGATGAAAGCAGCGGCATCAAATGCAGTTGCTAATATTTTTAAATAA